CTCTTTGATAAAGACGGCTTCGGTTTTTTTGGCAATGATTTCACCGACAGTCATGTCGTCGCGATCGCGGAAGAACTTATCCAGCTCGTTGCTGGTACGTTTTTCGTTGGTTGGCTCGTACTGACCAGTAGACTGGTTTTTCGCGTTTTTGTTTTCGATAACTTCGAGCACACCGGCTTTGATGACTTTGCCGATCAACGGCATCAGCATCGGTACGTCGGTAGGCACTTCGCGCTTCTGATCGTAGTTATACAGGTTGATGGTTTTGGTTTCGGTCAGATCCTGGAGAGTAACCAGGGGCTTGCCAGCAGCCAACAGGCAGAGGCTATCCATAGACTGGAAGCCCGGCAGATATTTCAGTTCGCCGGTCTGCTTGTCTTTGTATTTGATGGAACCCTGCTTGTTCGACACGTAAGTGGTAAAGCGGTGTTTGTTGCCAGTCGCAACGTTTTTCAACTCCAGGTTGACAGCTTTCGCGCCACCAGCAGATTTACTGAAATACGCCAACAGGATTTCGAACTGATACACGTCAGAGGTCAGGGTTTTAAAACCGCCACCTACAACGTCTTTCTCTACCGCATTACCTGCATCGTACTCTGCACTATCTAAAAAGCTCATAACATTACCTTCTTGGTTTACTTTTCGGATCCGTGATTTTCACTGAATCCGAGTTCGATTAATTTTTTGCGTCTGGTTTCAACAGCCTCAGCCGCAGTCACGAACGATTTCTGATACACCTTCTTACCGTCCATCGTTATCTCAGCAACATAGCGATTCCTGCGCTTGTTGTACCACACGCCCTGGTGCCCAGTAACTGTATCCCTCAGTGCAGCCTTGTTTCGCATGTTCTGCTTAAAGGTTATGTCACGGAGGTTACTGATCCAGTTATGGTCACGAACCTGGTCTTCATGGTCGATCTGTCCCTCTGGCCATCTACCGTGGTAGATGAACCAGATAAGGATGTGTTCCGGGTAGCTCTTACCAAAAATGGTTATGCTACGATAGCCCGTACTTGGTACGAGACTCCCAGCACGAGAACCGAGAACAATTCCTTTATTATGAAACTTACCAATCCAAACAAGATGTCCAGTATTAGGGTCATATTCCAGTACCGATTTTAACAGTTGTTGGGTTAGATCTTCTTTACGTAGTCGCATCACCGTAATACTCATGCAGGCGGTCTAAGACCAGTTGCATGTCATTATCAATGAATGTTTCGTTTGCCGCAAATAGACCCATAGGGCCACGGAGTCTTTCGTTCACCGTGTCTTTTGTGATCATCGTCTGAAATACATACTTGAAGCCCAGAGCTTCTTCCTGCGGAGTGATCGTCAGCAAGCTGGACTTGTACTCTTCGAGGTCAGTCAGCTTTTTCTTTTTGGCTGCGATAACGCATGAGAAGTAGGATTCAATCCCGTTATTTTTCAGAGAGCCTTTAACAGGTACGGAAGTCTCTCGCACCATTTCGTCAGTCACATCGTCCTTAACATGGGCGGTGAAGATGACGTTTTTGGTGGACTTAGCTACCAGATCCTGCATCAGGTATTTGAAGAACTGAGCGAAGTTCGACCAGCCTTCCATTTTGTTTGCCAGGGTCAGCACATACTTGCTCTCATACATATCGAGCAGATACGTCAGACTGTCCACCACGATGGTGTGAATCTCTGGCTTGGACTCCGCAGCAGTAAACATCTGCGGGATGTGTTTGATCGGATCCGTGATCACTCGTTCAATGAACTTTGAACGGAACGGTAATTTCTTACCGGCTTCGCAGTTCAGGTAGAGAACCCCTTCGGGATTCTTGATGTTCCGCAGCGATGCAGATTTGCCATTCGCAGCTTTACCTACCAGCAGGACGAGGTTGTCATTGGTCTGGGACATTAATCTTCACCTCCCAATACTTCCACGTAAATTTCGTTAGGGTCTTCACCGCGTTGCTCGCAGTGTTCTTCCCATAACGCCCAATGCTGTCCGAGAAAATCTCGGAGACTTACAATTTGATCTTCGTCCACTTGGACACCCCTTTAAAGATGCCCCCCGAAGGGGGCAAGGCCACACAACGAGCGGAAGCTCGTTATTACTTAAAGCCGTCTACGACAGACTTAAGGATAAAGTCTTTCGCTTTCTGATCGGCTGGCAGGTCGGCATACGGCAGGAAGCAAGGATGCTCCTTCTTCTCTGCGTCTTTGACCGGGCCATACTTCCAGCCATCGGCTTCTTTAACAGCCAGCCAGTTCTCATGGGATTGCTCCAGGCTAACATCGTTAGCCAGATGGAAACGCACGCCATTGCGTACAGAATCCTTCTGCCAGTCGGGAGCTTCGTCCCACGGCAGCAGAGAGTCATCGCCCAGAGACTGACAGTAGCCACGGTTGGCAGAGTGTGCAGCACGGCTGATAAGCTCTACCAGATACGGTTCGACTTCGGAGTTACCGGCATCGAACACACCTTTCGGTGACCAGGAGTGATATTCCTCCGGGGTGTCTTTGGAGTACACCACCAGATAGCCTTCGCTACCTGGGTCACCAATCAGATCTGGTTTATTGGCGTGTTCTTTGAACTCGCCCAGAGTCATCGGTGCTGCCCACACCAGCTTATGGCTTTGGTACTGTTTAAGTTCTGACATGTTTACCTCAAGGATGAGCCAGTTTTTTGGAAACGGTGATCATGATGGAGCCATTGATTTCAGCCTCATCAAGTTTGTCCGGCAGTTTGTTATTGAGGTCAATCACACGAGTGCGAATACCCTCAAAGTCAAAGCCAGCATCAATAAGAATGGTGGCATAACGCAGCAACATGTTATTGCGGTTACCATCGCCCGTATTGTTGATAACCCAACGTTCCAGGTTATCTAGTTGCTGTTGGCTACCCAGCAGCTCTTTACGGTCTTCGTTCTTACTGGTTTTCGGGATGAATGGCAGTACGTCAAACATCTCACCGTCTTGGTATTCAAAGTGCCCTTTGTTAGACAGCCACTTTTTACAGCGGTGTTTACAGGACTCGTCCACTTCAAACGGTAACCCTTCGATTACGTTCGTCATGAACTCTTTGTATTCCTTCGCATCCATGTACAGCTCATAGTTGGCTGGCATGATGATACGGAAACGGTTGGTTTGATCGGTGTGACGCTTGGTCGTATAGAACAACGCCTTCTGCCCCTGGAGTAACAGCTTGGCCGTACTCAGTTGCATGGTGCCGTCGATATCCAGCACGATGAGGTTGAAGCCAGGAATGGCATTCTCTTCGTTCCGGTATCCACTCGCAACGTGGTGGTTCAGCCAGTGTACGCCATCGGTTGTCACCATCTGGTGCAGCTTGTCGAACGGTGCTCGCCGGGCCTGATAGCCAGTAGTCATATCCTGGTTTTGGGTATAAGCCAGAATCATTTCAGCAAGATCAGTTTTCTTAAGGGTTTCACCCCGCAGGAACTGAATGCCGTCATTAAACGACTTCTTGATGATGACGTTATTTTTATAGCCCCAGGCGGTAGCCATAGTGATCATTTCGTCTTTCTGGTTACGACCGCCACGGAAATACGGCAGGTCTTCATCCAGATCAGCGAGAGTCACTTCGTTCTTGGTGGTAGCCAGATACTTCGCCAGCTTGACGTAAGGGCGCTCTGGAGTCATCAGCTTGGCAAACGCCTCACCTGATTCTTCCACCAGCTTAATGGCATTCTCCAGGTGATCCTGGGTAATGACCGCCGATTCGTCAACGAAGGCATAAGCCGCAGCCAGTTTCAACGTCTTGAAGTAGCGATGATCCATTTCGCTTTTCTTAACGCTTTCGTGTTCGCTGTATTCAGCTCCACGTTCTTCGCATAACAGACGATAGCGAAGCAGCTCCAGACAGACAGGCTCAGGGATGAATACCTTTTTACGGACATTCGCCACATCAGCCAGACGGCCTAACTGGGTGCTGAGATCTTCGATGAAGTTGTTGCCCGCAGCATTGAACATTTGGGCCATCATCTCTTCTGCCGTTACGCCAGCTTTCTTCTTGCTGCCGATAACAAAGCCGAACAGACAGCGACGGGCATACCCCATTTCCAGCATGTCATTAAGACGACGCTCGGTAATGTCACCATCAAACAGCTTGGTCGGAGTACCGAACAGCAGCATGTTGGTTGGGGTTGTGCCAGTGAGTCGCTCATGGCGAATGTTCTCGCTGGTGGACTTGACCAGCTTCTCCTTGACCATACCCAGATCATAAAGTTCCAGGAAGGTGTCCAACACTTCGGTTTGACCGACGAGGTTTGCACCTACTTCATCAATCTGGAGGTTAACTGCCCCAGCGTTACCCATCAGCAACTTGTGCCGCATCTGTTTAACTGCCGGGGTGGTGCCTGAGTCAAAGCTGAATAACAGGGAACCCAGACTGTCGAACTCTTTGCGTACCGCATTAAGCTCGTCATTCGGGTCAACTGTGAAGTCAGCAGTGCTCTTGCGGGTTGCACGTTTGTGAGCCAGTTCCAGTAAGTGTTGCTCTGCAATCTCCGGGAACGTGTATTCCAGGAAGTTTTCCCGGAACTGGTTTACGATCTCACGTTCGATGAGACTGGTTGAATAACCTTTACCGGTGCCTGACGGCGACAGGTTCAGGGCATAGATATTGATCGGCAGACTGCCCCGGTCAAAACCGTGGATTTCAGCACGCATTGACGATGCAATTTGTGCCCAGTAATACGCCAGTACCACACGGAAGAATAACCGTTCTTGGTTCTGAGTTTTGGTGCAGAGAATATCGACGACCTGCTCCGACATTGGATGGTAGGCCATCTCACTTACTGGTTTCATTGGGTCACTCCTAATCGAGGATAAGGTCGCCAGACTCGACCAATTTATCCTTTTGTTTACAAACGGTGAATGCAGGGCAGTATTTACACGCCCCGACCTGACCTCGTACTTCTACGACTTCACCCTTACCGCCTTTGCTCTGCCAGAAGGCAATAGCTTCACCTTCGTTAGCGAAGTTTTTGGTGGCACGGGCTTTGTTGGCCGGGTTGCTGTAATACTTCCAGACCGGCTCGCTACGCCATAATTCGTCGTCAGTACATTCAGGGATTTCTTCATCTGGCTTATCCATGTATTCCAGAATCTGCTTTAAGCGATTCAGAACATAAGCCTCTGTATCTTCCACTGACATGAGCTTGTACTTACGTGGCATCATGCGTCGGGCTGGGTACTTAGGATCAGAACGGGACATTCCACGCTGCCAGTCAGTAAAGATGAACTGAATGGTAAGCACGTCCTTCGTAATGATCTCTGGGTTAAGCCAGCGATAGATTGAGCCTTGCAGGATATAATCTTCATCCTTCCGGCCTTTAATCCAGGTGTAAACACTGGTTGACTTAAAGTCTTCCAGCCCACCATCGCCCACAAAGTCGAACTTACCTGAGACACGGAATCCCATCAGCTCTTTAAAGCTGCGGAGTTCCATGTAAACAGGGATGCTGTCCGGCTTGAGGTCTTCGGGTTTGGGGTTGAACACTATACGTTCAATAATGTTCGGGGGATACCCCAAATCCTGGAGTGCCTGCACACGAGTTTTCTCGTCTGCCCAGGCTTTCTCGATACCGTCGTGAACGGCTGTACCAAAACGGGCAGCAATGAAATCCTCAAGATCGGGGATATCAGCACCCTGAGGTACACGACGGGCCAGAATGTACTGGCGTAAAGGTCGAATCAGTGACGTAGCCGAAATGGTCTTCGGGATATAGTCATAATGATCGACGGCGAGAAATAGAGCTACCGACAACGGGATATTCTCCCGGTTGG